TACCAAGACATCCAGGCAAATTATGGCAGGGATGTAGAAGAATTGTTTGAGCAACATGAAAGAGAAGAGAAACTTGCTGAACAATATGGAATAAAAACCGCCCATCAACCCTTTGGGGCGAAGATGCCGACTGAAGCGAGCATAGCAGGTAGTGACGATGCCGACTTATAAGCCAACAGCAGGAATGAAAGCAATAGTTGAAAGATTAAAGAACGAAAAAAGTTTCAATTCCATTGAGGAAATTGGAAAGCATCCTTTATTAACAAACGAGGAGAAATCTATGTTAAAAGAAGATAGACACATCCTCAATGTTTCTGAAGACGATAACTCTGTAGTTATTGAATTCAGCAAGCATGGGGATGTTAATGATGACGAGCTTGAAGATTCAGTAGAATTAGAAAGCTCATATGGTGAAGATGAGGAAGAAAGATCTATAGAAGAGAAAATCAGATATAGAACAATCGACTTATCAAGAGCCGAAAAAATAGACGAAGAGAAACGCATGGTGCGTATTGGAGTCAGTTCAGAGCAACCAGTTGAAAGAAGTTTTGGCATGGAAGTTCTGAGTCACAAATCTGAGCATATAGACATGGAGTTTATGAGTTCAGGTCGTGCTCCATTGCTGCTTGGGCATAACCATGATGAGCAGATAGGTGTGGTGCGAGAATTTTATCTTGATGAAGAGAACGCTAGGACAGTGGCAATGGTTGAGTTTGGGAAAGGTCAATTAGCTTCCGAGATATTTGAGGATGTCAAGGCAGGTATTCGACAGAATATCAGTGTTGGCTATATGGTTAATAAATTACAGCGTACCAAAGACGAACAAAATCGAGAGTATTATTTGGCTACTTCCTGGACTCCGCTTGAAGCGAGCCTGGTTAGCATACCGGCTGATACTTCAAGATTTGTTGGTGTTGGGCGTAAAAAGGAAATAAATACAAAGGTAGAAATTATGTCAGAAGAAATTAAAAATTTTGATGAAAAAGCTATCAGATCAGAAGAAAGTGCAAAGGCTAAAGCTGAAGCGTTGAGATCTGCTAAAGAAATCCTTGATCTTGGTAAACACCACAATCAAAGAGAATTAGCAGAAGATGCTATTGCTAATGGTCTTAGCATTGAGCAATTCAGAGGTGTATTGTTAGATAACATATCTAATGATAAGCCACTAGAAACTGCTCCTGCTGATTTGGGCTTAAACGAAAAAGAGAAAGGAGATTATTCCTTACTCAGAGCAATTAACGCTGCTGCTACAGGTGACTGGAGACAAGCAGGATATGAAAGAGAACTTTCCGATGAAATCGCTAAGAGAAGTGGAAAAGAAGCTAGAGGTTTCTATGTTCCTACAGATCTTAAGTGGGCACAAAGGGATCAAACAGTTGGTACTGATTCACAAGGTGGATACCTTGTTGGTACAGACCACCTAGCAGATCAGTTCATTGAAGCACTATATGCAAGATTAACACTTGCAAATCTTGGTGGTCAGATTATGACGGGGTTGCGTGGGGATATCTCGATTCCGAAACTTACAACTTCTACATCTAATGCAGGATTTGTAGCTGAGGGATCTGCTCCAACTGAAGGTGCTGCTGTATTTGGGCAAGTCCAAATGTCTCCAAAGACACTTGCGTGCTATGTGGATATTTCTAGAAAGCTAATGTACCAAAGTGATCCTTCTGTTGAGCAAGTTCTAAGAAATGACATCGTTAATACTTTCGCAAGAAAAATTGACGAAGTTGGTATCGAGGGCGGTGGTTCAAATGAGCCAAGTGGTATTCTTTCTAATACTGATGCTGCTACAGTTGCTATTGGTACTAATGGTGGTGCAGTAACTTATTCTAAGATCGTAGATCTTATTAAGGAAGTTGAAATTGATAACGCTATTATTGGCGATAGACCTGCTTTCTTAACTAACCCAAAAGTTATGGCTGCTTTAAGAACTGTTGCTAAGCAGGCTTCAGGCGTTGAAGGTAACTTCATCCTTGATCCTAATAACACTATGCTTGGTTATGGTGTTAATTCAACAACTTTAGTTCCATCAGATCTAACAAAAGGTACTGGTACAGCACTTTCTGCGTTGATCTTTGGTGACTTCTCACAATTAATGATGGGCTTTTGGTCAGGAGTTGATGTGGTTGTTGACACAGCTTCACTTTCAACTAGCGGTGGTACTAGATTGGCATTCTTCCAGGATATGGATATTGCTATTAGACATGGCGAAGGATTCAGCTATATCAAAG